ATGTCACTTATCTAAAATTATCTTTTTTTAGTAATTATTTCATCAATAATACCATATTCAAGAGCTTCTTGTGAAGATAACCACAAATCTCTAGTTGCGTCATTTTTTACTTGTTCAGGTGTTTTATCACAATAAGAACCAAGTAATTTAAATAATGTATTGTTTACCTTTTCCCATTCAATCATATCAATTTTAGCGTCTTGGATATTACCACTAAAACCACCTGATGATTGGTGTAACATTGTTCTTGAAAATCTCAAAGAACTTCTTTTTCCCTTTGTACCAGCACCTAATAAAACTGAACCCATTGATGCTGCAATTCCTGTATTGATTGTTTTAATGTCGGAATTAATATAATCCATAACATCCACCATTGATAATCCAGATTTTACAGAACCACCGGGACTATCTATATACATGGTAATATCATTTTTATCAATACTATCGAGAAAAATTAATACCGCTTGTGTTACAACTGACATTTTATCATTAACAACACCAGCAACCCAAAGAATCCTTTCCATCATTAATCTACTAAACACATCCATTTGTGTGATGTTCAATTGACGCTCCTCAATTATATAAGGAGTAAGACTATTCTCAACTTGTTTGTTGACATAGTGTAAATCTAAGGAACTGATTCCTCTGTCTTTGGCAAATAAACCAAAATCTTTGTACTCTGTACTCATAATTATTTATTTTTTTTGTGTTGCAAATATATGGTAAACTTTTTAAACTACGAAATCTTTTTTGTGATGTAATCAATTGAAGATATATTTTCTTCTTTTTTAATCATGATTAAATTATCTGACCAGTTTCTTATTAAAGTGTTATGTGAAATAACAAATATATGTTCAAAGTAGTTTCTAATCTTCTTAAAGAACTCTCCAACCATTTCTAAATTTTCATCTGCAACTTTACCAAATACTTCGTCCATAACAACAATGTTTGGTTTAGGTAAAGAAGAAATCTTAGTTAACACACTTCTTAATGCCAATGATGAAATTGTCTTTTCATAACCCGAACCGGAATTTAATGGTTTAACAACTCTTGATTCATTATCTATCATTAAAAATTCCACTTCATTCTTTTCATTAATATTTAATTCCAACATAAAATGACAACTATCGGTCAATAACCTAGATAGTTCTTGATTTAATAATGGTATCATGTTTTTAAGAATAATCTTAGAAATACCATTCTTACCATAAATCATTAAATATGTTTTAAAAACTTGTACTAATTCCTCTTCTGATTTAATTTTTTTAACCAAATCATCATTAACCCTTATCTTATCTACCATATTGGTGATTTGGTTTTTATGTTTTTCAATAAAACCATTAGTTTGTCTAATATCACCATTGGTGGTCTCAATCAATGTCTTTAAAGTAATAACTTCATTGTCGATTTTTTGATTCTCCTCCAATTTTTTCTTGTTACTTTCAAAGTTATCAAGTTTAACTTGTTTCTTGTCAATATCCAATTGTTTTTGTTCTGATTCCAATTCATGACGAGTTCTACGAAGTTTATTCTTCTCATACTCATCATATTCTTTCTTCAACAAATTCATTTTTTCATCTTTTTCTATCCTAAATTTCAATGATGTCTCCACTTCACTAATATGACCTTCACAATCTTTTATTTCATATTTTAAATCATTGATTTCGTCTGTATGATCCACCTCTTCTAATGAACGTTTACAAGTTGGACAAACACTTCCTTCCTCTAATTCTTTAATCAATTTAAGTTTTTGATCAATATCATTACGAGTTACTTTAAGGTCAAAATTAAAGTCAGAAATGACCTTTTTAATACCTTCATGTTTATCTTCATAATAATATTCAGAAGGTTCAACAACAAAAATAGCATTAGCATTTTCTAATGTTTGTTCTTTTTGTCTCTTTAAATCATTTATTTCCTTTAAAAGAACTTCCGGATTTACTTTTATTAGTTCTTGGTCAATATTATTATTCCTTAAACGTAACGCAATTTCTCTTTTTTCCTCTAATTCCTTTAACTTTACATTAAATTCGTCTAATTTATCAGTCAATTTAACGATTTCGGTTTCTGATTCGATTATGGTATTTCTACAAAGAGTATTATCGTTCTCTAATTGTGATAAGTTATATGTGTTTGATACCAATTTCTTAGACCATTCATTATATATTTCTTTACAATTATCTTCCTTTAATTTAAGTGCTTCTAAACCTAAAAATTTAGTTAAAATTTGTCCTCTTGCTGTTGGTTTGGATTCAATTAATTCTTCCAAATTATAACCAGTAGTAAGAATAGTTGAAAGGAAATCTTCTTGTGTTCCGATTGCAGATTCAATAAACTCTTCCGTTTCTCTTCTTTGTTCACCACTTAAATTAGTAATCGTACCATCAGAATTTTTCTTATAAAATTCCAATTTATTTGTTACTGTGTAATCACCTGACCTACTTTTCTTTCTAGTTAAAATTCTTTCAATAAAGTAATCTTCATTGTCAATTGTAATCTCACCTTTAACTGACAACTCATTTTCATCAGAAAACCTATTGAATATTTCAATATTGGTTTTTGTTTTAGTTGTTGTATTAAAGAATAGAAACATCAATAAATCTACCGATATAGTTGTTTTACCACCGAAATTCTTTGGATTAGATTCTACTGAAGTTATCCCTTCTAAATCCGTAAAGTCTATAACGTTATTTCCCCCAAATGATAAGAAATTTGAAAATTCAATTCTTTTTATATACCATTTGTTGTAACGAACTTTATTTTCATTTAATAAATCAATTGCATTATTAACTTTATTATCTAATCTATCAATCATTTCCCATTTAATGTTGATTTTATTTTCTTCTATAAAATCTTTCATTAATTTCTTTTGAAACTGATGATCAGTAATACTATCGGAAACTTCCAATGACTTTAGTTTAGTGTCATCAGTATTAATAACATGTTTAGGGACAATTTGTACATTTCTTGCACCATACTTATGTTGAAAGTATGTTTTAATTCTTTTAACCTTTTCTTCTGTAAAATTCTCAGATACATCTTCCCATGTAACCTTAATAATAGGTGATTTATATTTCATTTTATTTTATTCTATTTTCTTCAAAAAATTCTATTATTGCATTTATTGCCCATACTACACCCGCAGTAAACATACCATCAAAAAACATATTTAATAGTATCCCATTATCATCAAAAAATCGGTTAACAAACCCATCAAATACCAATGATAAAAAGAACCCAACCCATGTGGATGTACAAAGCATACATTCTAATAATGAACCAAAAAATGATGAGTTTTCTTTTATCCAATCTCTAGGTTTATCAAATATTGACCCATATACCAATATGGTACTCATTCCGTATGCCATAAATGACCATACTAAAAAAATTACTAAATCTTTCATATTTTTTTTACAATTATAATTAAAAGTTTTTATTATACCAAATTATTCATCATAAAGATCCTTTATTTTTGGTTGTTCAGGTGTATTTGGTGTCATTGTACTTAACACTTTTACAGCATGTGGTAATGGTAAATTCGATTCTAAAAAACCAGCATCTTCCCATTTCTTTATTGTCTCTTTTTTTAATTCATCTAATGTTTTTATTTTAGGTTTTTCCCCATATTTTAATATTGTAAAACCTTGTTTAAAAACCTCACTTGCCTTACCTTCAATATCTTCAATGTTATTTAATTTACAATACTGAATAAATTCTTTATCCAAGGTTAAGGAATATTTCTTCTCCATTTTCTATATCTTTTATATCGTTTATTTTAAAATGTAAATAAGGACTTTCATTCAACACATCGTGAAACATATATTCATCACTATCAACATCGTATAACCCATAACCATGATGGTTAACTGTTTCACCAAAATTCTGTTGTATTAAACTACCAATCATTATACCTTTACCTCCATTTGGTAAAGTGAAAGTCTGACGTTTATGAATGTCCCCACATAATAATAAATCTAAACCAACAAAATTTAATTTATCATATGCAGTATCATCAAATTCATATCCTGTATCTGTCGATAATCCTTGAATAGGTCCATGAAATAAACCAATATGAAGTTTATCATCTTCTACCTCAAATTCAGGTCTATTATTATGTTGAAATAAAGAATAAACCACCCAGTTAATATTATCATCGGAATACATTCCACCATCCCTAAAATAGGTTATATTTGGGTTATTTAACGTTTCCACAATTGGGGTAATAGTATCTAACCTATTCATATTATTTTCTAAGAAATCGTGATTACCCGGTATAATAATAAGTTTACCAATTTTACTTAATTCATTGAAGAACCAAGTAACTAATACTACTTGTTCATTTGAAATATTGATCTTTTGGTGTACCACATCACCAGTTAAAACTATTCTTATCTCATCATAAGTAAAACCTTTTAATTTTGGTCTTAAATCAATTAAGAATTCGTTTAATTGTTTGTGATAATGTTCATGTAATAAGAATGTGCGAACATGAAGGTCGCTAATGTGTACGATTTGTTTTATCATTTTTTTAAATATTTTTTTACATCCATTGTTAATACTGTGTTTATTATATCCATAGGAACTCTATATTCCTCAAATGTGGCATCGTCTTTTAACAATACAACAATACATCCAAGTAATTTTAAATCCTCGTATTTTGTACCCTTCAACATCTTTAATAAGAGTTTTACATATAATGGTAATTGAATATAATAGTGACCCAATGCGGTGTTATCATATAATTTAAATGGTGGATACATTTTTTTGGTATATGGTTGTACAATAAAATTCTTTTTTTGATTTGTTTTCCAATCTGTTGTGATTATCCCAAAACCTGTTTTTTCTTTATTCATTATCAACCACATCTTGTCTGGTTGACCCGTATAACCTAATTCAGGGTCACCTAATATAATTTCAGTATCAAGTAATACTGCACCTCTTTCTTCCATTAAATCAAGAAATTTTTTTCCTGCAATAACCATTGCATCACCTTTATTGATTTGTGATTCATCGCATTCAAAAATAGGTTGTCTAACTTCTTTATAATTACCATTACGAGATATTGCGTCTTTTTCTAATAGAAAGTGAACTCTACTGCCCATGTTTGTTGAATAATCACCAGCTTCTTTCCACTTTTCCAATAATAATTCTTGTTCATATAAATCACCTTTTGCCATTGCAAGTGATACTGCCTCAGCATCAAAATGTTCATGAAAACATTTAATAACCTTGGATACAGAAGGAAAATCATTTCTAATTATTCCTTTAGTGTCTTTCATGAAATAAATGTGTTCATCTTCAATGAATGTTAATTCTAATTCTTGTCTTCTTTTTTCTAATAATTCTTTTATTTCTTTTGAAGTTTCTTTTAAATCCATTAATCTAATTGTTTAATTTTGTAATCACTAAGATTACCTTGTAAATCTGCGATATCCTTATCAATAGGTAATTTTACAATCCACACTTTACCCATTAATTTACCGCAATTTATTTTATGGTATAATTTTTCAGCATTATCCCAAGCATCCCCATCCAACACTATTACTATTTTTTTTGCAGAATCATAAAGTTTGTTGAATAACTTTTCATGTAAAACCTTACCTAACATTGGGATTGAATTAGGGAGAAATATACTGTCAAATACCCCTTCAACCAAATAAATGGTTTCATCCCATTTTATATCGTGTTCATTCCATATTATAATCTCTTTCTGAGCTTCAGGATTTTTATATTTAAATTTTGGTTTGTTTTGATATGATCTAGCAACAAAATAATTTAACCTTTCATCCTCATCATAAGATGGAATTATAATTCTACCACCGTATTCACCAAGATAACAAAAACCAATGTTGTATTTTTCAATCATTTCATCGGTAATGTTTCTATTTTTTAAATAATTCCATGCTTGTTTAAAATATGGAGTCATTTTAAATCCTAAACTAACATCTTTGAATTTAATGAATTCTTTTGGTAATCTAACAGGTTTATATTCCCTTTTAGGATTATCTTCATTACTTTCTGGTCTTAATAATTGAAATTTACCAAGTTGTTTTTTATTTCCGTATTTTTTAATTAATTTAAATAATGTACCATGTGTACTATGTGTTTCCGAACATGACCAACATTTAAAGACACCTAATTTATAATTGACTTCTAAATTATATTTTTCATCAAGTACATCTAAATTTTTTATATCATAACTACATACCGGACAAGAATATGTTACTTGTCCGGTAATTTCATTATGTGACCTATGTTCTTCAAAAATTTCGTCCAATAACTCAACCACAAAATCAAAATTTTCTTTAATCATTAATCAAATATAATTAAAAAAAATCAATAAAAAAAAATCAGATAAAAATCAGACTTTTAATATTTTAGTAATATTTATATTAAATAAGTTAAATGGGTAGACCAAAATTAAAAAAAGAAGAAAAAAAAGGTAAATTGGGTATAACATTATCAAAAGAATTAATAGAAAAAATTAATTTAACAACCAATAATAAATCATTATTTATTGAAAAAATAATAAATGATTATTTTAAAAAAAAATAAGTTATGAAAAATAATTGTGGTATATATAAAATTAGTAATTTAATAAGTAATAAATTTTATATTGGTAGTTCAATAGACATTAACAGACGATGGAAAGAACATAAAAATGATTTAAAAAAAAATAAACATGATAATGAATATTTACAAAATTCATGGAATAAATATGGAGAAGAAACATTTTTATTTGAAATAATAGAAATTGTGAATGATAAAAATAATTTAATTATTTATGAACAAAAATATTTAGATGATTTAAAAAACAATTATAAAAAAGATGAATATTATAATATTTGTTTGAACGCAAAAAATATGTTAGGTTTTAAACATTCAAACGAAACTAAGGAAAAAATGAGTAATTTACATAAAAATAATAAATATTCATTAGGTTTTAAACATTCAAATGAAACTAAGGAAAAGATGAGTAATAGTAAAGTTGGTAGTATACATAAAAAAGAAACAATTATTAAATTAATAAATTTAAAACAGAATTTTAAACAGAAAGAAGAAACTAAAAAAAAATTATCAGAAATTAATAAAAATAAAATTTCAAAAGTTAAAAAAGAAATCTATCAATTAGATATGAATGATAATATTTTAAAATTATGGAATAGTGTAACAGATGCTGCTAATTTTTTTAAAATAACACCATCATCAATATCAAGTGTTTGTAATGGTAGAAGAAAAACATGTAAAAATTTTAAATGGAAATTTAAAAATATAATTGAAAAAAAAATTATTGATGAAACTGAAATTAAAACGCTTTATTTAACTGGAGAATATTCAATTAGAAATTTGAGTAAAAAATTTAATATAAGTAAAAGTAGAATATGGGAAATTTTAAAAAATAATTAATCTCCGAAAATATCTTCGAGAATATCAATAACTGGTGAATAATCTACTATTTTATCGGTCATAAAGACAAATATAGATAAAAAAGGTGAGAAAAAAAAATGGGTAGAAGTACATTACTACCTCTACCCTATAAAAACCAAAACCATGAACACATTTATAATGTCGTTAACACACGATTAACAGTTATCACCATTTTCGTTTCAGTTAATGAATCATTTTCATAATCAAGTAAACCATTATCTATTCTATTTATATATCCATAAACCACCCATGAACTCACTACAATACCCGTTGTGTCTAATATTTCAATTTTAAATTCATAATCGTTTCTTGTATTTAAATTAGTATTTGTTATAATACTATATAACCTTTCTTGAATTGAGGGATGTACTGGATCATAAAAAGTTACTGTAATATCATCCCAATGCCAACGTGGATTTATAAATTGTGGTCCACCATCAAAATTACATGATGGTCGAGTAACATTTTTGACAATATTATTAGGTATATTAAATTCAGGTGGAAAAGTCATTATAAAACTATTCCGTCTTAAAGGTTCAAAAGTATTAGGATTATAAATAATACCATGAGTTCTAAAACTATTTCCAATATTAATTACGGGTGCCAATGTCTTTTCATCTTCCCTGTATAATTTAAATGGTGTCCTCATCTGTTTTTTTACTTTTCTTTTTAAACTTATTAACAGGTGGTTTATCACCTTCTGATTTAATCATATTAACATATCCAATAACGCAAGTTGCAGCATCCGCCATATCAAAGTTTTCCTTTTTTAAATTTCCTTTCTTACCATATAACCATTTAATATCAGGACATACCGCACTAACATGATCCCATATTACTTGTTTCTTATCAATGTCTTTTGGATACCCACCAAATAGAACATTACGTCCTTTCGCATTAGGACCTACTAATCCGGGAAATGCAAACTTTCTTGAATTATATGTTGATATAAAAGTTGGAAGAATACCCAATTCGTCATAACATGCCTTCAATATAAGTGTGTTATATCTTAATAAAGTACTAACAGTATAAACATTGTTTGAATTTAATAAAGGTTCTTCAATGATAATTTGAGTGATACCCAAATCTTTATAATTGGTTAAATGTTTTTTGAATGCATCTGCTTTCTTAATCATTTCTTCAATTTTATCAACAGGTTGTGGTTTCACTTTTGGTGAAAAGTGTGTTAACTCCAATAAATTGGAACCAGTTAAATCGAACAATGCAAAACCAATAACTTTTGTACTAATATCTAAACCAAGTATTTTAGGTTTATTTTTAAATAATCTAATTTTTTCTTCTATATTATTTTCCATAATTTATTTTTTTAATTATTAAATAAAAGTAGATAATAATAATAGAAATGTAAATATTAAAAATCTAATTTAATTCCAAATACTTGTGTACCACTTCTTGTTACTGGTGATGATGTCTTACCTATAACCATAACTTCTTTATTATCATTCAATAATGCAATTTCAGTTATTTTTTTAACTTGACCATTTGCGTATGTTGGATTTTGAGTTGTTGTGAATTGTGATGATGGTAGATTTACCATAAACCTCATTGATTCGATATCTGTTGATCTAACAAATTTAATACTACCAGGAAATGGTTGTTCATCACCAAATTGTGTTGTTGGTGTTACTGTATTTTGAAAATCATCTCTAAAGTTAATAATATCATATATATCGGTACTCAAATTAGAACTATTAATTATAAATGTTTTACCAATAATATTAATTGGAATTAAATAATTTTGTCCCGTGTCTGGGTCTTCTGGTGTAAATGCGTCCATACCACCTAGTTGAGTGTATGTATTAAAAATTCTCCAATTATCATTTGTAGGTAACGTACCTGTATTTGTTATTTGTACTAAAATTTTAACATCTGTTACAAGATATCCTGAAATACTTTCAGTAAATGATGTTACCATATGCATAAATTCGGTAGGTCCAAATGTTACTAATATATTTGATGGAGTTGAAGTACTTTCTATTTTTGTATAGTAATTACATGGTAAACTATTATATGTATTACCAGAATTATCGGACCCATTTAAAAATGTATATGTTACCCAAACAGTTTTACCTGTTGTACCATTTAATATTGAATTTTCAGGTAAATTATTACTAGGTGTTAGACTTAATTTTGGTGATGGTAATGTAAATTTCCTATTTGATTTATAATCCAACACTGCAACTAACTCTTGATCGTCAATTACAATTGTTTTATTATTATGAAATACTTTACCAACACGATAACCATAATCATCAATTAAATATGAAAATTCTAATTGATGTTTTTCATTTATGGTTGATTTAACATAATATGGTTTATTATCATCATATACGTCTAATCTGAATTTTGCACCAGCAGTATTACTTAAACTTCTATGGTAATAAATAAATGGAATATATAATTCAAAATATTCAGCATCAGATATTTGGTTTCCATATATATCTGTTGCAATAGGGAAATCCATTGAACTATCAATACTAATATAATCATCATACTTATAAAATCTTTCTGGATCATTAACAATATCACCTAATTCAGAATAATGTATAATAGCAATTGTTCTTTGTTCTTCAGATGGAACATTTATTATTTCTCCTAATGTATTAATATATGATGTTGGATTTGTAAGTGGTACATTTCCTAACATAATAAAACTTTGTGCTGTTGATGTTGTATATCCCAATAAACTTTTTATTGATGAGTAAACATTACTTTTATAACTATTTAAACTTTGAGATAATCCAGCACTATCCATTCCAATTGGTTTGTCTCCCCATACAATATTCATCGTCCAAGGATTTAACTGGTCACCAGAAGATACTGGTTCAGGTAGACATACTGGTGATGTAAGTGTTGATAATGGGTACTCTACTTCACAATTATTACAAATTACTTGAATATTAGTACCTGTTTGGTAATAATCTAATTCCGGTACATTTCTATCAACATATATAGTATTACCGACAATATTAATTATTTTATAAACATAACTTGTTGAGTTCCCAGTAATAATTTTTCTTGTGGGATCAGGACCAACAAAAGTATTACCAATAACCAATGTTATATATTTACAATTTTGAAAACTTGAACCACTAACAACAGTAATATAATTATTTGTACTGCTAAATTCATCTATTAAAATTTGTTCCACAGGACAAAAAATTGTTGTCCCAACTCCAGTTTCATTATCAAAATCAACATAATTAGACAGATAACCAGCTGAACCCATAATATTTCTTATTGGTTCTGTAATTTGATTATTAATTGGAACACCATAAGTTGTACCTGATGTTGTTGAATCAAATTTATATGGATTTTTAATACCTGATTCTTTATCAAATGGTGAAAAAACCTTTTGATTTGGTGTACTATTTAACCCATTTAAATAATAAAATGGTGGTGTATAATCATATTCGGAATCCCCAATTTGAAAATAACTTATAGTGAAATTACCACTTGCAATCGCCCTTCTTCCCTTTTGGGTGATTCTTGCAGATAAAAATTCTGCGTTATTGTTGTTTAAAAAACTCATATTTATAAATAGTTATTTAATATTTTTTTATTGAGATATATCAACATAATCAAATGTATTATATTCATCATATTGACACCCATTGGTTGGATTTATAATATTATCAATTATTAGTACAATACTAGATGTGGTATTTGTATAAGTTATCGTATTTATACCAGAAGTCAATGTTATTGTTCCACTTTTTATAAATCCATTACCATTATTTATTGGATTGTAAAGATCCCAATAATGAAAAGAATAATTCACTATTGTTCCAGTTGTACCAGTAATATAAAATTCAGCATTACCATTAAATGATACTGGTGAATTATCACCAGTAATAGATACTATCGGTATGGTTAACTTTTTATCACCCTCAATAACCACTAAATTGTCATTTAAATAATAATTATGACATTTACCATCACAAATAAATATTGGTTCAGTTGATACATATGAAATAATATTATTACTCATATTATCACTATATTTTATTGATTCTCTAATATTATGTATTATTGTTGTTTCTTCAATAAAACCATCAGCACTGGTAATTGTAAATTCAAATGTATCATTTTCAGGTTTTATTATATAAAATCCATTTATTTCATTATAATGATAAAATGGATATATATCAGGATAAATGGAAATTTGTGCTTTATAGTTTTTCAAACCTAATGTTGTAAATAATTGATTCATAAAATCAATTTGATCTGTATATGTAAACCCAGTTGGACCACTACCGTTAGTGCATCCAGAAATAACATTATTGTGTGCTGATATCCAATTTAAATGAGTAATATCGTGATTTATACTATTACCAGTAATATATTGTTTACCATTAACTATCATAC